GGTCGCCGCGAAGGTGGACGCGCAGGCTATGATGCAATTTTTGGTTTTGGTGGACCTGGTGGTGACCCATCAATAACATCAAAGTACGGAAAAACTTTATCGCAATTAACAATAGGTGAAGCCTTAGCCATCAGTGACGCTAGAATGACTGGTGACCAAAATGCTGGTGCCATGGGTCGTTATGGGTTTTTACCAGGAACTTTAAGAGGTGCCCTAAAGTCTGCTGGACTTTCTGAAAAGGACATTTTCAGTCCCGAAAATCAAGATAAAATATACCAAGCAGTTTTAAATAACATGGTTTCGGGCCTACGCGCTCAAGGCTTCACAAACATAACTGACGATTTAATTAATCTGGCTTGGCACGTTGGCCCTGCCGGCGCGAAGGCATTAGTAGACGCGCAAAAAAATAATCCTGGTGCCATAGCGGCAGATATCTTAAAACTATCCCCTGGTGGCAGAAAAACTAACCCATCTTTAAATCAACCTGTTGAATCTCTACTCAGAGGTAGACAACTATCTCAAGGTAGTTTAGATTTAAACGATAATACTAGACTGGCTATGTTGCCGTCCAGCCAAGGAACAACCGTGGTCGCTCCTCAGAACACTACTGTAGTAGCTGGTGGAACATCACAAGCATTCGCTAGTGTAATTGATACTGAAGCAGTATATAATTTGTTTAGGGCGTAAAAAACCCCGCTTGAAGCGGGGTATAAATTAGTCTTGTTCTGCGAGTGACTTGAAGTAATCCAAGTCATCGTCATCAACACTAGAAGCCGGTGCAAGAGTAGCTTTAGCTTTCGCTACAGGAATCTCCACATCTTCTGCGCGAGACTGTGGTACGATACCATCAAAACCAAGAACTTTGTCAAGTCGGCCTTTGAGTTGTTCGTAAGGCTTGAAGTGTTTACGGTCAGTCATATCCTTCAAAGAATATTGCTGAGAGTAAATCTTTTCAAGTTTCTCATCGTCACCACCAAGCAGAGCAGACTTATCAGCGAACTCTGACTTATCGTAGTTACGATAGCCTTCAACGTTACGAATCTTCAATTTGAAGTTTGCGCCATCCCAGAAATCAAATGGATTCAGAGGAGTCTCATCAGCAAATTCTGGATTCATTGCTTCAGTAATCTTATCAAAGATTTTTTTACCGAATTTGAACAAGCGAACAGTGCCTTCATTCTCAGGATTAGATGGGTCAGAAACAACATAAATGTTTGCGTAGTAAGAAAGCCTGCGCTTTTGCTTACGTGCTACATCTTTGTTTGCTTCAACACCAGAATTCCATAGAGTGTTGTTATGTTCACAAACTGGACATTTTTCATTGAGTGTGGTTAGACACTTATCAATGTACCAGCCACCTGGTCCTTGAAAGCCGTGGTCGAACAAACGAACCCAAGGTAGACCATCTTCACCATCTGCGCCAGCGGCGGGAAGAAAGCGAATGACTGCCATGCCGTTGCCAGATTTGTCAACAGTAGGAGTCCAGAATCGGGTGTCGTCTTTGGAGCCAGCCTCAGCGGTTTGTGTGGTGCTCTCAATTGCCTTGGTGAGTTTATCAAGGCTATCACGGTTGCGTTTTAGATTAGCGAATGACATAATATTTCCTTTCGTATATGCGATGTATGTCGTTGTATGTTTTTTTATCCACAAGATTCATTATATAAAATTATTTAGCCATTTGTCAATAGCTTTTCCATAATTTTGATAGTGTCGCCCGCATCCTTGTGAAGAATGCCGTGACCACCTGCCTTGTTAAAGGCATCAATGATATCTGCGGTATCATCAATCAAAATAGTTTCTGGTGTTGCATAAGCAGTTTTGTATGAACGACCAGGAACAATGTTTGCTTTGTAAAGAATGTTATGCTCTTTGAGCCACTTCTTTTTACTCGCTTCAACAATATCGTGGTACTTTTTTCCACCAGATGAGGAAAGAATTTCCACTGTCTTGTTTGTTCGCTTAACATAGTCAAGCAGAATGTGAGCACCTGGGAACCAATCAAGATTTTCAAATTGTCCTTCTTGGCAAAATTTATCCCAGTTAGTTGACCACTCTTTGCGATTGCGGTCAGCGGCAGCTGGTTCTTTACCAAAAAGTTCAATGTACTTCTTTTCAAAGTTACAGAGAACACCATCCATGTCCAGATAAATTTTCTTAATCATTATTCAATCTCAAATTCATAATCAACATCGTAGCCACCTTTACGGTCAGTCCACCAATCATCTTCGCGGTCATAGTCATAGTTATTGATAAAATCAATAGCATCAAAATCACCGCTATCAATCAATTCTTGAAAGTTTTCAACACTCTCAAATTCTTCGATGATTTCATCCTCTGGGATATCGTAGGTGAAATAGCTAATCACCTGGTGGTGCTCACGTTTAACGATTTTCATTTTAATTCCTCAAGTGCGTGTTTTCTATACAAAGCGCGGTCAAATTGTAAAAAAGGTGCATACTTCACATATTTTCTATACACATTTGGCCATTGAATTGTATCAGCAATTTTTTTGTTCCAAACGGGCAAGAAATTCATAAAAGAGTTGAGTATGCACAAAGTTTCAATTGTTGTTACTTTCTGCAAAGTCATTGTCAACAGTACGGGATAACCATCAACAACTTTCAATGCTTCATTAATTCCACCTGCTTCACGAATTATAGCACAGTCATTTTTGAAAGTATAGCCTAGAGATTGCAAGATTGCCTGGCGCTTGAGGTGAATATCATACGTATCATCCTCAAGCAAAGTTCCTGCCCAAGCATTTTCGTTATGCATCAATGCTGAGATAACAAACTCTTGAAATTCCTCGGCATTATACTTTCTGGACAATTTGTAAAAGTGGTATTTGTCCCTGCGCTTTTCAAAAGTTTCAATGTTGATGTTACACTTACCATTGTACTTAATATAGTCATAGCTATCTGAGGTGAAGTGTAGTTTCAAAACATGATATAGTGCAAAGGCTTCGTAACCTGTCATATTGGAAGTCTGGATGCTTTCGGTAACATATTGAGATTTTCGGCATCGATTGCTATCTTTGCTTTCAAATCCTTGTTAACAAGTGTTGATGCAAGTTCAATTTCCATACCTGTCTGGTTGCAATATTCAACAATTGCTTCCATGTAGTTGTAATCGGTTCCAGAAACGAGAACTTCAATCTCTTGCTGGAACTTGAACATTTCGTCTTTTGTTGGCATTATTTTACAATCGTTTCATACAATTGTTCAAATTGCTCATGCGTAGCCACTTCTTCATCATAGTTTTGTTTATGATAAACCTTAACGAGGCGATTGACCAAACGTTTAGGCAACTTCAAATCTTCACAGACTTTTTTAGTTGCTTCTTTGATGAAGTCTTTTTCACCTTCGATACGAACCATGGAGTTTGAACACTCCACGATAGCATCGAAAAGTTTCTTCCTATCCGCTTCACTGGAAATTTGATTGATAGACATTTGTTTAACTGACATAATATACTCCTTATACGAATCCCATTTTAGTGCCAACTTTCTTGGCAACGTTTTGTTCAATTTGTTTGTTGAAAACCTCAGCGATAGACCACTTATCACGCACACCATCAAGTTTGACACCAAGACGATTAGCTAGAGTTTCGGCTTCGCTGTGCTTTAGTGTATCAAAATTCAGTATGTCAAAGCAACGACCTGGACGAACAAGTGCCGAATCAACATCACGGATAGAAGGCAAGTTTGTAGAAAAGATAAGTTTCTTACCTTTAGTTGTAACAAGACCATCACCAACGTTTAGAAAGCGGTGCATCATTGTATTGCCATCGCTACGTGCTTTCAGGAAGTTATCGGAATCTTCCAGCACCATGATGTTGGCATCATCTTCAATGAATCGTGCAAACAATGCATCTTTTTCCAGAATACCTGCATCGTAAGTAACGATAGCAGACAGGTTGCTATGTGAAAGCAAACCACGGATGAAGGTTGTCTTGCCGGTGCCTGGAGGTCCGATGAGCAAAAGAATGTTCGCTGAAGAATCCAGAAAACGCTCATAGTAACTTTCCAAAGATTCACCTTTCAAGAAAGGATACATTTCAACAACTGGCAGACGGTCTTTGTTCAGAGGAACATTAACAGAACTGCCGTCACCAGAATATACCCATTCAATGTGTGAAGTGACTTCTTCGAAAGCATCAAAAAGAGATTCTTTAATGTCTTTCAGGAATTCTTCATCACCGTAAACAGTCACAGTGGCCGAATTTGAACTCAAGTTGTAACGAATGAAGTTGAATCCTTCAGTGATAATCACACCATAAGAATCACTAGATTCCAAGATGTAGTCACCATCGAATTCTTTTTCCATGTAGTCATGCCACTTTTTACGTGTGCAATGCATTTGATATTCACGGCTAAAAGTGCTTTTGTCAGACTCCAACCTCTTGTCAAGAAGTTGAGAGTAAACATAATCGCTATAGTCGGATGCACCGACGAAAATCTTTTCGTTATTCATAATATTATTGTTAACATCTTCAGATGCCCAAACCCATCCTCTGAATTGTCTTTTCTTTCTTTTTACTTTGAGTCTACGGCGCCGATGCTTTGCCATTTCTATTGAAGATTTTTTCCGGAGAGATTCCAGAAATTTGCTAACGTCATGGTCACTCATTTCTTAGTGCTTAGTGCGTAAGAAATGCAAGTGGCTGTCGGATAAGTTTCATAAGCACACTTCACGGAAAGTGGGTCAACACCTTTTGTAATTGCCGCTTCGATGTTTTTCGCCATGTTGTTTCTGTCATTGATGTAGTTCAAAGAGAGTGAAATAATTACCGACATTACAGTAATCATAACGCAAATTGAAACAGTAATGAAGGGTGTGTTATCCTTCACCTTAGATAAATTCTTTGTTTCTGTCAATTTTATCACCTTTTCTCTTATAAAAAATGTGTCGGCCAATTTGGTCGACTTTATCCAATTTCCAACCCGGATTAACATAGTCGGCATGATAGTAAGTTGCTCCTTGTGTTACGTCCTTCAACTTATCAAAGTTTATGACTATGTGTGTTGCTAACTCACGAATCTCATTATACAATATTGTTTCTCTGATTGTCAAGCGCCTGTCGGTAAACTTCTTATCGCAGTACCAAGAAAACTGGCAAACTCCACCGGTTTTCTGAAAGACAACATCACAAATGTTGTTTGCATAGTTGCCGCTTTGAACTCGATTAATTGTTACAAACGCCACAGCTTTTTTGCCTGCATATGGCTCATGGGCAGCTTCAAAATAAATATTTTCCGCCAAGCAAGTCACTTGCTTTTGCACATCTTTAGTCAATGAATAGTATGACGCCTTGAAAGGAAGAACCTTGTAAAGGTCAATATTAATCATACTTAAAGACAGAATAAAGACAGAAAAAAGTATCGTGAGAAGTATAGGTTTACTTCGCATTTTTTCTCCTTTTGAAAGTGGTGGTTTTATTGGGACCACCAAACCCATTTACTTAGAACGAACGACTATAACCTAAGGTCGTTTGTTTTGCGGCTCCAGAACCTTTTTGGTCGTCATAGCCTAAAGAAATCATATCTTTCTTTGTGACTTGATAACGCACAGCAAAACGGTTTGTATCTGAGCGGTCGTTATCACTCACATCATATGCATTACGATAACGATATCCAACTCTCACAGAAAGTGGAGTAGAACCGATTTTAGCGGTCAATGAAGGTTCAATATTGTAGTATTGAATTGTTTCTTTACCGGAATTCGATTTGAAACCATGAGAGACACGAACAGAACCAGTCAGGAATGAGGTAAGTGGTTCGGAATATGTTAAGCCGGCCTCATATCTCAAACCATTAGTGTTTGTTTCTCTATCTTGTAAATTAGCAATACCAACATCACCAGAAATTTTATCCGTCAGCTTGTTGCTTACAGCTAATCCTGTTGAAGTTAATGTTGAACCTGTTACTGAATCTCTAATGCCATAAGACATAGAAACAGTTTGTGCGAATGCAAAATTGGAAAGCATCGCCAAAGACAATAAAGACATTTTAAATTTCAAATTTTTCTCCTATTTTAAAATTGATGATGGGTTATTCTGTTACGAGGAAACCCATCGAAACCCTAGTCAGCTTTTAGGCTGCCAATGCGAACTTTTCATCGTTTGCGTTTACTTTGATTTAGTTTTTACACCTACTCTGGTGAGTTGTCCACTTCTGTACTTGTTGCCCTGTCGAAACCTGGTCATCCCCATTATAAAGAATACTACTGAATTGTGTTGGATGGCGCCATCCGCAAAAACCTGTGCAATATTCTTTATGGTGGAGATGGGCGGAATCGAACCGCCGTCCAGAACACTTTTCTAGTTGCTTCATACAACCATAACCACTATTATAGTGGTTTATTATTTAGTTGTCAAGCTTATTTCGGCAATTGTTGCCTACTCTTAACCTTCTCAACTGCGGTAATCCAATTCTTCTCAATTTGTTTCATTCTTTTTTCGTCCAGAACAATATCCTCATTGCCATCTACAAGATTTTTCTGTTTCAATTCTTCAAGTGAATTTTTTATTGCAAGACCGAAATCATTTTTCAATTTCTCCCTTACTGAAGATTCTGTATTTTTACTCACAAGAAAACTACCAATAAACTTCAAATCTGAATATTCGGAAAAGAGTCCATTCAATCTTTGTAGGTTAGGAAATTCAGAATTAGGTTTGTCAGATAATAGTAACAACGGTGTGAAATTGCCTGCGCGGACCTGAGAAATTAATGAGCTAGAAGCCACCACATCTAAAGTTCCACCTAAAACATCATTGGTTATTTGAGGTAAAGACTTGTAAGGTACATGAATATATTTGATTCCCATTTTTTCAAAAGTGATTTCTGAATAAATGTGCAACGGTGTTCCAACACCTGTGCTACCAAAAGTAATCTCCTTAACTTTAAATTTTTCTTGCAATTCGGCTAAAGTGTTCACATTTTGTTTTTTATTAATCAAAATCATGAAAGGACTCCAATATGTCATTGAAATTGGAGTTAACTCTTTATCCCATTCAAATATTTGTTGAGGAGATTCGGCAAAAAGATTATTAATTGTGTAAGAGTGAGGTGTGAAAAACAAAAGCGTTTTCCCATCAGAAGGTTCACTTAGAACACTTTTGGCCGCGATGATGCCGTTTGCTCCAGGTTTGTTCTCAACAATAACCGGAACTTTCATTATTTCGGATAAATTTTTACCAACAATTCTTGCAGTAATATCCAATCCACCACCAGCCGCAGACGGCACAATAATTTTTACAGTTTGTTTGTCCGTTGGACTTTGTGAATAGACATTAAAGCTCAAAGCAAATGCTATCAATGCATACATAATTTTTTTCATTTTATTTTCCTAAGTTGTATAATTTGCTACTAAATGTGGAGTTATTTAAAAAAGATTGTTTTTTATAGTCCGTTTTAGTTATCTCTAAAACTTTTTGTGTGATAGTTTTCCAGTTTTTGGCTTGTTCTTCAGTGTTCATTTTTCCAATAAACCAAATATCTTTTTCATAGAGAATAAGATTTATAGCCTTATACTGATATGGTATATTGTACCAGTAAGGATAAATTAGATGATTCAATTCATCATTCAAAAGGAAGTCTCCGTTATGTAGCAGAGAAAAATTTGTTCCTGAAGGTAACTGCCTAATCGCTTCTTTGATTACTCTAGGATATCTTTTAAATTTATTTAAGCCATGAGTTTTAACAAAATTTTTTACGACATGAGCCTGTTTTATTGGAATTTTTGGAAAATCAGGACTCCAATAAAACAACTCAGTAAAGTCGAAAGGATTGTTTTCTCTCTGAAGTTCCGGAGTTGTGGCGGCAGCAATTGTAGCACAAGTAAAAAAATAATTAAAATTAAAATTGTCATCCACATTAAGTCTGGGTTTCTCAACACCATAAATGAAGCCAACTTTCTTACCTATAGAAAACATTTCTTTCCAGTGTTGTTGAGAATACTTTACTTTTCCCCTAACAAGCGTAAACGGAGCAAAAGAAAAGTTTTGATTATAAATCTGGTCTAGATTAAGTGATTTATAAGAATCTAAAACAAAATCAGTGGTATCAATTATCGTATGTTTTAAATGTGGTTGTTTTTTCTGTGCTTCTTTTACTTTTGGTATTGCAACTTCAAAAATTTCTGCATTAAACTGTGACATTCTATCTTGCGTTCCCTGATAGTCAGTCATAGAAATCACTTCATCAAGTTTTATGTTATTTTCTATGAAGTGATTCAAGATGTTGT